AGTATCATTATCAATATCAGTTGATATATATGTTTTTGTGATTTGATATAATTCATATAACTGTGGTAATTTTATAAAATCACCACTTTTTAAAAGTTTTAATAATCTATTTTCAATATTATAGGTAAAATCAGTATTGAATGTTGGTAATTTTAGTCGGTTTTGATTGTATATTATATTTATAATATCTCTAAAACTTGTTTTAATAGATAAATTTTCATGACACGAATCATATTTAAAATCAATATCAATATATAATGATTTGTATTTAGATATACTATTATCACGTTTAATTATTTTTTTATTAATATCATAACAGTAATTATCATAAAATTTTTTAATAATTGGTAATGTTATTAAATATTCTTGAACTGAAGTTGGTATCAAATCTATAAATATATAATCATAACTACGTTTAGGATATACATTTGTTAATAGTAATTTACTATTATTAAATATTAAATGATTATAAATTTTTAATGTTTTTGTGCAATCTCCATTACCTTTACAATATCTAAATATATCAACAAGTATAACTCTTAAATTTTCAAATGATATTTTATCATCTTTTAACCATTCACTACGTTTAAATATAGTATCAAATACATCTGATCTATCCATAGTATTATAAAATTTTTCAATTAATATATTTATATAATTGTTTTTTTCTAATGTAACATTTTGATAACCACTACATGTTATAATATATTCGTATAATGTTAAAAATGCCATATTAGTTAATAATTCTAAATTTTCTATTTTTAAAATATTTGATATTTTTGTATTTTCATATGTTTTTATATCTTGTAAAAATGATATATTTTCTAAATCATATTTACTATTACGATCTTTAATCATATAAGATTTATAAGTTTCTATACTGTCATTTACAATTTTATCTATTTTTTCTATATTTGTGTTTGTATTTAATGGTCTAAATGTAGTAAAATATTGTTTTAAATATACATCTTTTGTAAATCCAACATAAGTTATATAATTGTTTATTGAGTTTAATATATTTCCAAATTGAGAAGATAATATATATGTCAATATATTTTCGATTTGTTTACTTGCTGTTTCAATTTCTGGATTACTATCGTTTAAAAAATCATCAATATATTTAAAATATACATTTTCATTATATTTATTGTATAATTTTCTTAATAATACTAATGATTTATTTATCATATTTTTATCAATACTATATTTTCCATCTTTAAAAATCAGTAAACTTATATTGTGACTATTTTTATATGCTGGAACAGAAGTTTGAATATAGATATATAAATTACATAATGTAAATAATAATATATTAGTATTTATTGTATATTTTTTAATAGTATTTATTACTTTTAATAATTCTTTTTCGCTACCACCTTTGACATTATTAATAGATGGATGATTTTGAAATGTCAAAACAATATCATATCTAATATCTGCTAAAATATTATCATCTATATTTTGTATATTATTATAAATATCAAATGCATCATCATCATGTAATTTTACTCCTAAATTATTAGATAATAATAATATAAATTCATGTAATTTTGTATCATCATAAATATGTTCTACACTTTCAGATACTATTTTTTTATTAATGATAGGAATATTATTATTAAATCCTTGAAAATCTGACATTTCTACATGATACAAAAATTCATGACAATATTTACAATATATACCATCATTTTTTTCATATCCAAAATCTTCCTTTAATACATCAAACATATTTGAATCTACATCAGTTTTACATTGAAAACAATAATGTTCGCATAATAATGGTGTATTATCATATTTACTCACTAATTTATGATTTATCGTATCTAAAATTGTAAAATTTTTAATATATTTTTTATATAAATAATTTTGATATACTATATTTGTTTGTTTATGTATAAAATTTCTTAAATTTAATAATTTAACTATTTGTGGTATATTCTTTATTGATATATTCTCTGATTTAAAAATTAAATTTTTGTAATTTTTATTGTAATATTCATAATATTTTATAATATTTTTATCTAATATAGTATTTATATATAATTTGTTTACTTGTGTAATATTATCTATATTTAAATTGTAACGAATACATACTTTACTAAAATCATCATAATTATATATATGATCAAATATGTTTTTATAATAATAATTTTGAATAATAGTATCTTGATTTGGAATATATTTATTTAGTATTTTATATAAGTCATCTTTATCATATGTATCATTGAAATTATATATAATATTTATATCATTTTTATAATCATCATTGCTATCGTATTTATACATAAATTCATCATTTAAACTAGTATCAATCGTTATACTGTTTGATACTAGACGATTATTTAATATTATATTGTTTGACAATATAGTATAATGATTTTCAAAATACAAACATTTTTCTGCCAATGATAATATATTATTATCATATTCAAATGGTAAATCGAATACATCTTTATCATTCATAAATAATAAACCACTCATATTACATCGTTGATGATTTATGATTGAAGTATAATTTTCATCATCTAATTTAATGCTAAAATTTTTATAATTACGTCGTGTATCTATATTATATTTATCTCTAATACCAGTACATGAATCGTCTATTAAACAATCTCTAAAAGTATCATGTGGATAATTTTTTAATATGTATCCATTTTGGATATTTAAATTTTGAATACTTTTATATTTTTGATCATTATAAACATTGATAGTATTTAAATATTCGCTATTACTTTTTAATAATTCATAAAAATTATAGTTTTCAGTATCTTGAACTACTTGAATAGTGTTTTCTTGAACTATAGGTTGTGTGATATCTGCTTCATCTAAATATAATCTTTTATAGTTTTTACATATAGGTATTAACCAATTTGGTAATTTTTCAAATATATCAAAAGTATGTATTTCGTAAAAATGATTGAAATCAATATTTTTAGATGTTTCAATCATATCCATAAAATTTTGTGATATAATTGCAATATTTTTTAATTTAAAATAGTCATCATATACATTCATACTTTTTACTAATGAACCTATCAAACTTTCTCTCTTTTCAGTATAATTATATTCATATATCTTTTTTTCTTCTACAATTATTTCTATATTTGGATATATATCTTTTGTTAATGATATTTCAATATTATCATCTAAACTATCAAATTGGAAACTTTCAACATTTTCAATATCAATTATATTATAATCATCAGTTTTTAAAATTATATAACCATTACTATCAATAGAAAAACTGACTATTTGATCTTTGTTTTTTAACTTTAACATTTTTGTATCTAAATCTAATTCAATTACTATACCTAAATTTACAATCATATCATCTAGTACATAAATTAAAGTATCATCTATATCAATACTTTTATCATATAAAATATTAGGGGACTCTTCCATTATTAATATTTAGATTTTAATATACTTAAAATTAAAACATATAATATTATTAAACTTATAACAATGGAATTACAAAATTTTATTGATACTAATAGCAATGCTTTAGATGTTTTTAAATCAAGTGGTTTTAAAATTAAGACATTTACACCTTACAATTTATTACTTATTAAATATCCATATGAAAAAAATGTAAATACAGAAAATTATGAAAGATATCTTAAAGGATGTATCATAGATAAAGATACAAATCGTATTGTTATGGTTCCTCCAGTTAAAGCAAGTACATTAGATGATACAAATATAGATTTAAATGTATGTAAATTACAAGAATTATTTGATGGAACAATGATTAATTTATTTTATCATAATGATGAATGGATTCATAGTACAAGAAGTGATATTGGTTTGAAAAATAAATGGTCAAATAAAAAATCATTTAAGGAAATGTTTGATGAATGTAGTAAGACATATTTAGAAAAAGGAATTGAGTATGAATTATTAAATAAAAATCATACATATTCATTTGTTATGCAACATGTGAGTAATCGTAATGTTTCATATATAAATGAAAATATTAATTTATTAGTTGAGGTTCGTGATCGTGATACATTTTTGCCTGTAAATTTAGATGAGTATAGAGAATTACCCCATAATGGATTTTTAGTAATCAGTGATTATAATATTAGTGATTTGGATGAGTTTATAAGTGTAATTGAATCAGATACTAATCCAAGAAAGTTTAGTTATAAAGGTTTTACAGTGAAATCGAATGATATGCGTAAAAACTACATCAATGATATGTTTACAGTGGTCAAAAATTTAAAAAACAATAGTAATAATCCTTTATTTGATTATTGTAAACATATGATAAATGGTACAAAAGATATGTATTTATATTATTTTAATGAACATAAGAAATTATATAAAAAATATGATAGTATATATGATATTTTTAAACGTGATTTATATGATACATATGTAAAATGTAATATTAAACATGAAATGGAAAAAAAGGATATACCATTTCAATTAAAACCATTAATATATGAATTACATGGTAAATATTTACAAACTCGACAAAAAATTAATAATAATCGAGTAAATGAATATATTATGAGTTTAGAACCAGACAGATTAACATTTGTTATGAAATATTATCTATAATTTAAATTCACTTTTTAAAATACCAAATATATCAATTAAATCTTTACAAACATCACTAAATGTTTTAACAATATAAGTTCTTTTTTGTAATTCTGTATAATTTCCAGGTTTAATCATAATATTAAATATGATTAATTCAGTTAATGGATGTGGTTTTTTATATCCACATACTTGAATGGTACTATCAAGGTCTAAAAATTTATTTGCCATATGTGATTGTATAATATTACCAGTAGTATCATCTTCTTTTAACATAATTATTTGATATGATAAATCACCCTTAAAATTATCATATGAAAATATGGATTCTTCTGGTTTATTTGCTAATATTTCTAATTGTTCTCCTATATGTTGTAATCTACCAATTAATATATCTAATGATTTTTTATAGACAACACTACTATCAGAATAGTGATTTGATTGAATTTTAAAATCATATGAATATGGTAAATCATTCATATCTCTAAGAAAATATCTTTCGCTTTCTTTTAATTCTAAACTTGTATTATATTGTGGTTTATTGCTATCTTTTACTTTATCAATAATATGCATTTCTTTTAAATGGTCTGCAAATGCTGTATCATCTTTTGTAAAAGTATAAACAACTGTTGGTAAATTATTATGTCTGCTATGAACTCTAGTAGTCCCAACATTTGGAACAGCATATAAATTTATAGTTTGTTTATCACTTTCTGATTCAGTAGTTTTAAGTTCTGTAATTAACATATAGTTATCTGTATCTGCAAATCTAAATGGTTTAAATATTTTTTTCTTTTCAGCATTACTTATTGGGTTATTTAAATTATAATAATTTTTATCAATATTTTGTAACATTTCAATAGTTGGTATATCATTATTTTTTACTGCATCAATATATTCATTTTTTAATGGATAAATATTAAAATCACTATTATAAACATTCATAGTTGTATCATCATTCATTTCAACTTTAAGTTCAAATAATAAACTATAATTATAAGTATCTGGATCAATATATAATGGTATTAATGAAATACGATGTTTTAAAAATTCATTATGCAATGAACCAGTGTTTTTTTCAATAATTATATTTTCAGGATCAAATGCAACACTATTAATATCAGTAAGTAAAGTTCTACGAATACCATTAACAATTGATTTATCTAAACCATACTTTTCATCGCCACTTAATTTAAATACAAGTGTATTTTTATCTACTTTAAGATTAGAATATTTCGGAAGGAAATCTTTACTAGTCATCTTTATATTTAAATATTATTTAATATTATTATCAAATTATATTTAAATATTTGTTTATTTTATAACATTATAATATTATATTTTAAATAAATGAGTAAAACTATATTTATAAGTCGTAAATGCGAACATTGTCATGAATTATTAATTTTACTACATAAAAATCGTGATATTTTAAATTTTCCAGTGGTTGATGTTCATACTAAACCATATCCAAAAATAGTAACAAGTGTTCCGTGTATGGTAGTTGACAATCAGGTATTACCTGGAGAAGAATTATTTAAATTTTTAAATTATTTAATAGAACAAAATACAAAAAAATCTGAATCAGATACTATGCAGAAGAATGATTTAATGCCACCAATTAAAACACATAACAATGATACAAACGGTCATAAAAATATGGGACCAATGCATAATGGTAATCCAATGAGTTTAAATATGTCAAGTAGTCAAAAAAATTTAAATGTTCCTGGTAATGTTGATAATGATGTACAAAATGTTATGAATGGTATGAGAAGTAGTGTTAGTGATAATAATATGATGCCTCAAAGTGCTGAATCTCAAAGCATTGAACCACAAAAT